CTGAGCCAGCCCTATCTATTGGTGAAACTTCTCACCACCCCGGTCCTAGAAAAGCCGGACCGTGGCTCCACCCCCGCAGTTTAGGGGGACGCCGAGTTTCACAACTCTGCGAAGTGCCTACAGACGATAGGAATACGTCTGTAACCGTCGATGCGAGGCAAACCATAGTTTTCTGGTTTGCGAGCAACATCGATTAATCTCACATCTCGCGGACTAAACCGCAAAAAGGAGTCAAGTACAGTTATTTCAACTGTACCACCAGTAAGCCACTTACCGAGGGAAACCTGCGTCTTACGACAAAGGCCCCAGAGAGAAGCGACTAGCACACCAAAGTCCTCTGACTGACGGAACTTAAAAACGGGAATAGTCGTAAAACAAACGCGACCTTCCCATCCGGAAAACTTTTTCCAAAGTTCCGTACCAGAACGAAGTGATGTGCAAGAAATACTCTCAATTTCCTCAAGGTTGCCAATTAAGGCACCATCACCATACCCGTCTGGGATAGACGGCTTCCGGAGATTGTTCGGGAGGAAACCAACAAGGGATCTATAGATCCGTTTAAACGGATCAGTAGCTCCAAAGTTGGGAGATCTTCTGGACAACCACCTACGGATGTTATTGCAAAGCAACAACAACGTGTAAGTAGTGGACACGTCCTCGCGGACGTAAAACGGTGTAATGTCAGCACCATCGATGTAATGCTTGCCACAAGATTCACGGTAATTCCCATCTAAATGAGTTTTCTTTTCATTTATTGAGAAGCCGCAAATCGAGAGGAGAAGTTGCAAGTCTCCATTTAAGAGACGAGCGTCGATGACTAAATCGTCACCGTATACAAAGAGGTGCGTCTCGAGTCGAGTCAAATCGCCAAGGGCTTTAGCAAGAGCCCAAAAGAGAAGCGATTCAAGCTCAAATGTGAAACCGTTACCCATTGAAGAGAACTTCTCAAGGTGCCTGGTTCCACAACTATCGCCCGTCACCGGGTCGATAAACTCTACGCTACCAGTTCTCATTCGCGCTATCAAGGCGAACCAGTCCTGAGGTAGGAGCCATTTTACAAGTTCATAACTCACAGTGTCAGACGCCAGGCTTAAATCAACAGTAGCATGGGTGCTACTAATTGATGCCGCCTGAGCTGCCAGCTGGTTAGGAGTTTGATCTTGTAGATCGATCGTGCGAAAACGTCCCAACAAAGGGTCGTCCGCATTAACACCAGTTGCTGCATGGTGTTTTAATCGAGTCTTCCAGTACGAACCAACACCTTTCTGAAAGAAGAGGTTAAGGTCCGGCTCGGATGAAATGATTCGATCAGTCTTGGCGTTCTTTGGCACGTAAGCCATTTTACTGCTCAACCTGGGCGTGTAAACGCCACCCGGGATCCATTCCGGGAATAATTCTGACAGAGTCAGGACCAGGTCGTTAATGGCTGGCGAGGCCTCTGGGATTCCAGAGAATTTGGTACATGCTCCGGCACTTCTCCGGGGGAGACGAGTTGTCCCCCCAGGTCCATGCCCACAACGCTCAAATATGGCGTTGAGTGCTTTACTGTCAAGAGGACCGAGCACATGGCTGATAAGGCCGCGTGCGCGCTCGAAGACAGAACCACTTGTAACTCCTGAGGAGAAAACATGGCCAAGATGGCCATAACCTCGAAAGGTACAATTAGTTACAAAGCACATGCTCTCTGCACGGTACCACCGTGCCACTGCATGATTGCGTCTATCGACGTCTGTTGTCGCGCCGAGTGTTTTGCACTTGGTTAAGACTTCAGCGAAGAGAAGGTTGCAAGCAGCAGTGTCACTACATACATTACCATCTGGTACGAACCGTGGCCCATCAACATGACCGTCAGAAACATAATGACGGACGAGGTGAGAGACCTGAACGGAGTCGAAAAAAGATGTGCCATCAAGGCAAAGACCAGCAATGAAGCTGTCTGTGATGTAGGTTGGGAGGGAGTTGTGGGTTTCCGGATTTTTACTTTTCCGGACCTTCGGTGTCGAGCTGCGACCATTACGCTTCCCGCGATGTTGTAACATTGTCCACCTCTTTAAAAGGGTCCTCTAAGGAAGAGGACTTCGACTGCAGATTGCAGTCTAGGATCGCCTACGGTGGTTAACCGCGAGGCGCTTCGGCCAAACTGATCATCGATTGGATGTCAGCGTGAGCGAGCAGGTTCTTCGCCAAGTTCTTCAGACGATCACGTTCTGTGACGGTCGACCGATTCGGCAGATAGACTTTCCCGTTCGCAAATCGCAAGGTATGCGAAACAGTCGCCGGCGTTGTGGCTGTAGAAGCCAGAACGACCGGAATCGAAAGTTCCAGAGCACAACTTGCGGCTCCCGTGTCAATGTTCCCACCACCACGCCACACGAGTGAAACAACCTCGGCTGCCATCGTTGTCGAAGCAGCGCGATTGAGGTATTTCCGTGTGGTGGTACCGCTCTTCTCCGTCACGGAGTCGAGGGTGAAGGTAACGGCGGCAGTGCCGTCATTAATGATCAACGACAAAATATTTGGCATAAGCCATCCTATTGAAGTCTGGTTTCAACTGGGTCACACGCGTGCCCCACGGATAGAACCGCCATTATGGATTGAAACGAAGACAGATTGAAGGTTAGCGAACGTCTGAACCAATGGAATGGTAGACGGAGGACGAAAGGAAGGTAGTGACGCAAACGTGTCAAGGCTGGTGCGTTCGAAGAATTTTGTTTCTTCTGAGCACGTCGCATTGCCAACAAAATACCGCCACGAGCTTCCAACGGGAGGGGATGCCGCTGCTTCGTAGTTCCCAACTACTGCAGCACGTCTTGAAACACAACTCCCAGGAAGAATAGTCCACCCAAGTGTTGCGTCTAGTGTAGACAGCCAACCTCCAAGGTCCCAAAACGGAGCCACAACCCACGAGAAGGGAACAAGTTCCCAAGCAAGTGAAAGTGGATTCGTAAGGCCTAGCGAGGCTGCTGTTGCCAGCACGGGAACTGACATTTCGGCTCTAAGCTTTGCTCGCACAGACTGTGTAAGCAAACGAGTTCCTTTCCAATGGAACGATGCCCCCAGGGCAGATTTGACCTGGTTTATCTCGAGGGAAGTCTTTGAAGACCGTGTACGTGTGAACTCAACCGATTGTAATCTCGGACCTGAACTCACTGCGTTAACGATCGACGAAGCTTCCTCAATGACTGGGCGCCAGCCGAAAACATACTCAAGCCAAAGTTTGGCTATTTTCTTACCTCCGATTTCGAGAAGTTGTTCGGTTGGGGCGTCGTAAAAACGATCGAACCAATCTCGATAAACTTTCTTACGCCATTTAACAGAGTACTGGTTTGCTGTCTTGCCCATAAACTTCCGGGCACAGATGCTAGCAGCGGCTCTCTTAAAACGGCGTGCAGCAGTGACAGCACGTGCGCCCATCAAGACGACTAATTGGCCGGCCTCTAACCTCTCCGCATAAACAAGCGCGAGATTAGCGACCTGACCTTTCAAGTCCTCAAGAACGGCGATCGTAGCTGCACTCTCGAGACTAGAAAGCTGAGTTTCTGGAGGAAGAAACCCAAAACCAGCAGGTGGTGATAGTCCAAGAGCTGACAAGTTGTCATAATAACCTCGGAACTGACCATTCACACGCGATTCCCCGTAAGCCGAGCCCTTTGGATAGGCAAGGCGGCGAACACGCACGGCATAGTTCGTAGTGGCTGTGAAGTCACTATCGAAACCATACAATGGGTGGTCTTCGCTGAGATCAGCGATGCCGCTAACGGTTGACTCTGTTACCACACCAGTCGGTTTCCACCGATATCGTGTGATTCCAATGCCATTTAACGTTGTACTTCGAGGCGATCTAATCGTCATCGTAAACGAGCTCCTGTCTGTAAGAAGGAGAAACTCCCTCTTCCAAAACATC